TTGAATTGGTAGACAGCTCAGGTAAAAAAATGAAACTGGAGAGAGATGCCACATCAGGTAAACTCAAACAGACAAGAAAAAATGCAGATGGTTCAGATGAAGGAAGCTCAGACACCATAGACATAGTGGGAGACACTTCACCACAGTTGGGCGGAACACTGGACGCAAATGGCAACACAATTGACATGGGCACCAACACAATCACTGACACCAAAGTTGGAGAATGGGACACAGCATACAGTTGGGGAGATCATTCAACACAGAGTTATCTCAGTGGTGACGTAGGTTTTCCAACTGATCTAGGTTTGATTACAGGTTCAGCATCAACATTCCCGATTGGCACAAATTCAGATTTTGGTACGTTGACAGGGGACACATTCGTTGGATTGGGCCTAGAGGACCTGGGAGTTATAAGACAGGAAGTGACAGCAACGTCAACAGACACATTGTCCAACAAGACACTTTCAGCACCTTCGGTCACAGGTGCGATAGAATTGGCAGTGACCAGTGATCCAAGCATAGTCACAGACAAGGCACACGTATACGCCAAGGATGCAGACGCTGATGCAGTCACGAACTTGCTAACGCATTCTGAACAGTTTGACAACAGTGCTTGGGTGGACGGCACATTATCCGCGTTATCCACAGTGACAGCCAATGATGGAACGGACCCACTTGGAGGCAACACAGCAGACAGGATATCCGGAGGAACTGGAGGCTCTATGAGAGCCCAGCAGACAGGTGTCAGTTACACCAATGGTACGACATATACCTTTTCAGTGTACATCAAAGGAACGAGTGGACAGACAGTGGGTGTTGGTAGATACAATCCCACGCAGGATGGTGACGTTACAGTTACAACGCACACACTGGACGGAACTTGGCAGAGATTGTCTCACACTTTCACGGCCACGGCGACCAATTCAGGTGGACGTGTGGTGATATCAGGAAATGGTGACAAGTCACAGACTGCCACAGACTTCTTGGTATGGGGAGCCCAATTGGAAGCAGGAGCATCATCACCTGGTGTTTATGTACAGACGACAACAGCATCTGCCACAGGTTATGAACAAAAGGCAGAAGTGTACGTCAAGGATGAATCAGGCAACGTGACCAAGATATCTCCACACAACCAACAAGGTGAGTGGGAATATTATTCAAGGAATGTTATGACCGGTAAAGTGGTAAGAATCAATATGGAAGAAATGATCCGTGATATCGAATCACTAACTGGTAAGAGTTATATTAAGCACGAATAGGAATTAATTTTATGGCAGAAAACATAAAAAACACAGCAGAAGTACAACAACCAACGGAAGCACAAAAAACAGCAGATGTGAAAAAAACAATCCAAATTGATTTGGAAGTTGATACTGCAACAACAGATACATCAAAAAATCCATTTCAATGGTTAATTCATTTGGCCAGAGCTGTTGACGCCTGGAGAATTTTTCCCAGAGTGTTTATCACAACTTACATCTACCTATTGTACAAAGTGGTAATTTGGTACATGGCTTTACCATCACCAACAATGGAACAATCAGGTTTAGTGTCAATTGTGGTAGGTGCAGGTGCGGCCTGGTTTGGTTTGTACACAGGATCAAGAGCCAAAGGCAAATAACAATGAAACTGGCAGTGTTTGGCTGTAGCTGGAGTTATGGTACTATTCAACATCAAAACGTCAATCAAAGTGAACCCAATTGGGTTAGGTCTCTGGCTAGACTAAGACCGGATATTTCCGTCACAAACTTTTCACATTCAGGAACCAATCTACAGTTCAGTGCTTATTTGTTTGAACAGTTTGCACAAGATTTTGATTACACTGTATTTCAAATCACAGGATCTAGTAGACTGTGTTTTTGGCCAGATCAATTTGATTTTGAAAAACACATGATTAAATTTGATAATAATCTTTTGCAGTTTGATGATCTTGATCCATATATATTTTCTACTAATGCTTCAGCAATAGCGGATCCAGAAAAAAAGAGTTATATATTCAAAGCCAAAACACCTGATGAAATTGATTTTGCTCACAAATATTTCAAATATATGCCGTTAGAAATACTAGAGCTAGAATATCAAAGTATCATTAGTAAAATACATTCAAAAGCCAATTTGATGTTTTGGCATCATGGTCTAGAACACCACAGATCAGATATACTTTCAATTAACCAAATACTTGGTAATGAACAATACCACAAATACATTAAAGATTCTGGATTGCACTTTGGTCAAGATGGCTGTGAATGGCAAGCCAATTACATAAACGAAAAGTATCTCAAATGAAACTAGCAGTATTTGGCTGTAGCTGGAGTTATGGTACCAACCAACAGGTTGATATTGAAAAATCTCCACCCAATTGGGTTAGATGTCTAGCAAAAATACGTCCAGACATTTCCATCACAAATTTTGCGTTTGGTGGGACCAGTGTACAATTCAGTGCATTTCTTTTTGACAAATATGCTAAAGAACATGATTATACCATATTTCAAATCACTAGTCCTTATAGATTCACACTATGGCCAGAACAATTTGATTTCAAAGAACACATGATCAAATATGAAGACAATTTGACACAGTTGGACAATGAACTTTATAGTGACATATTAAATGTAAGTCCTGCTCAAATTGAAATAGATCCATCATGGAAACTACTTTTTAAACACCCTCGTAATGTAATCAATTTCAGTAAACAGTATTACAAATACATGGATTCAGAGTATCTGTGGTTTGAATACAACATGTTCATAGAACACATCACTAAACAGGCTGATCTTAGATTTTTTCATCGAATTGATCCAAAGTGGCCACTTAGAGACGAAACATATAACACATGGTGCATTCAAAAAATCTTGCCTGCACAACAGTACCAAGATTATCTGCTAGACGATGGAAATCATTTCAATCAAGCAGGCTGTGAATGGCAAGCCAATTACATAAACGATAAATACTTACAATGAACACTATAACACTAAAATTTCAAAATCCATTGTCAGAGGATTCATTAGAATCCTTGTTTGACACAGTGGCCACTATCATACCTGAAGATTCTTATATTGAAAACACAGCAGTGTCTGATGGTATAGAGTCCAACTACAATTTGACTTATCATGTGACTCACGGTGAACACTGTTATGAAATACCATTGGCTAGACCATTATCTGTTCAAGAAGGCAAAGCATTGCACAGCATATTGGACAATGCAATTGAACAGGACTACACAATGGAAATTTCAGCCAATGCTAATGAGCTACAAAACAGGTACAATTTCAACAATTTTGAAGGCTCAATCCAAGAAGGCAATTTAGAATAATCCACTTGACTTTTATCCTAAATGTGTTATACTAGTTGTATGACTCAACATTTAATGATAGATCTAGAAACTTTAGCCACAACCAATGATGCCAATGTGTTGACTATGGGTGCTATAAAATTTGATCCACATGAGGATTACAGCAAATGGCAATGGTTAGAGTTTCCTGAAACACAAACATTTTATCGTAGAGTTGAACCTGAATCAGGTTCTCAACTTGGATTAACGATAGATGAAGACACACTATCATGGTGGAGTCAGCAATCAGACGAAGTAAAAGAAGAAGCATTTTCAGAAGAAGAAAGATATCCAATTGATCAAGTGATGAAAGATTTTTACAAATTTGCTTTACCATGCAAATATGTTTGGGCACAAGGTGTTGCATTTGACACAGTCATTTGTGAAAATATTTTTAAAAAATTAAACAGAGGAGCACCATGGATGTTTTACAATCTCAGAGACACTAGAACAATATTTGATCTTGCAGATGCTGAAATGCCAAAATCATTACATCATCATGCACTGTTTGATTGTTGGAGACAGATTATTGGAGTACAAAACGTTTATCGTAAACTTAACATACCACGGAAGTTTTAATGAAAATAGGTTTTTGCTGTAAATGGCTTAATGATCCTAGCGAATGCAAAGGCATGAAAGTCAATGCCAAAGACAGAGATCTCAATGGCAGAAGCACGACCATGCGTTGGTTAAGAGAACATCCTGAAGATGCAGAACAACGTCAATGGGACATAATGAATCACAATGCTCAAGCGGCATTGAAAATGGTTGAACGTGTTGCATCACTACCAGAAGAACGAAGAATGGTCAGACTTGGATCAGAAATGCTACAAGGCTATACTGAACCTAATTGGATTGAATGGTGGCAACAGTCACATATACAAAATCATCTAGCAAAAATATTTGCACCTGTTGGTGAAGCATCTAGACGTTTGGGAGTCAAAATCAGTTTTCATCCAGGACAGTTTTGTGTGTTAGCAAGTGACAGAGAAGATGTTGCTGAACGAAGCAGACTGGAATTTGAATATCATGCAGACATGGCCAGATGGATGGGTTTTGGTAAAAGTTTTCAAGATGGTTGTAAATTAAATGTGCATATATCAGGCAAACGTGGACCTGAAGGTATTATTGAAATGATACCAAAACTGTCATCTGAAGCACGTAATTTGCTTACTATTGAGAATGATGAAATGGGTTGGGGACTTGATGCAAGTTTACAGTTGGAAAAATACTGTGCATTGGTTTTAGATATACATCATCATTGGATCAGAGACGAAGAATACATACAATCCAACGATGACAGAGTCAAACGAGTAGTAGACAGTTGGAGAGGCAGTAGACCAACACTGCATTACTCATATTCACGTGATGAAGCACTGGCACCAGCAGGACTAGGTGAGCAAACACATGTAGGTATGCACGATATTAAAAAATTGCTTGAACTAGGGTGTAAAAAGCAAAAGCTCAGAGCACACAGCGACTTTTTCCCTAATCAAACAGTAAATGAATGGGCATTGAGCTTTGGTGAATATTTTGATATACAAGCAGAAGCCAAAGGTAAAAATCTAGCATCACAGCAGTTGTATGATCTTTTTGTTTTAACTAAATAAGTTAAACAAGGAGATTTTATGCCAAAAACGAGCAAGACGTTTGTTGCTCATGAATCCAAGCCAAAAAGAACATCAATTGGTGGCGGCAGAGTAAAAAAGTCGAGCATGAATAAGGGTAAAAAAAGATCATACAAACCTTATAATGGTCAAGGAAAATAAAAGTAATGAGAGCAAACGAACTTAACACAGCAGTTTTTACATTTGGTAGAATGAATCCTCCTACTATTGGTCACAAAAAAGTCATTGACAAAATCAAAAGTTTACCTGGAAAACCTTTTTTATTTTTAACACACACTCAAAATGCCAAAAAAGATCCTTTGTCTTTTGAGCAAAAGTTAAAATTTGCTAAACAGAGTTTTTCAGATATCACTATAGGTGATCCAAATGTTAAGACCATAATACAAGCCATGCAGTCTTTACAGAAAAAAGGTTATGCAAATGTTGTGCTTGTTGTAGGATCTGATAGAGTTCCTTATTTTTCTGAACTTTTACCAAAGTACAATGGTAAAGATTATAAATTTGATTCTATCAAAGTTGTAACTGCTGGTGTTAGGGACGAAGAGTCCGATGACAGTGTTGAAGGTATGAGTGCAAGTAAAATGCGTCAAGCGGCAGTGGATGGTGATTTTGAAAGTTTCAAACAAGGTGTTGCTAATCCAGGCATTGCAAAAGAAATGTATGACGCTGTAAGAACAGGAATGAATATATCTACTGAAGGAATACAAGAAGAAGTTTCACAAAAACCAAAAGTGTATGTTGACATGGATGGTGTTATTGCTGACTTTTTTTCAGCATTGGCAAAATTTAGAAAAGTAAATCATTGGAAAGACAAAGGTGAAATCAGTGTTGAAGACAGTATCAAAGCAATAGCAGGCACAGACTTCTTTTCAACATTGCCTTTGTTTGCAACATCAAAAGAATTAATTAACATTGTAAAAAGTTTCACAGGTGGCGAATGGTATATTTGCAGTTCTCCTTTGCGTGGAGATCATGAGAATTCAAAAAAGCATAAGTTGGATTGGTTAAGATCAAACGGGTTCACACCAAATGGTGTTATCATAACAGGCAGAAAAGAAAGTTATGCTGTAGACAAAACCACAGGGTTGCCAAACATATTGATTGATGACAAACCAAGCAATATTGAAAGATGGCAAGCCAAAGGCGGTATTGGAATTAGATATCAAGCCAACAAAGACAATTTAAACAGAGTTTCACAAGCATTGAAGTATGTTGAAAAACAAGACCTTTCAAAAGTTGCACCTATCAACAAAGCAATTAATTCGGGTAGTTTTGCTCAAGTCAATGAAGGAGATTTAATACCTTTTCCTGATAACACATTGGTTGTTGACATAGACAGCAAAAGTGATTATTATGAACTTACAAAAGATATATCTAACTTGGATCAGGCAGATAGAAAAAAATATGGACCAAATGGTAAACCAGATACACTTGTTACTTTTCAAAGCGAAAAAGTAAAAAATGAATACATGAAACGTATCAAAAAGCACACTGGTTTAAATTCAAGAGACACCAAGCACACTTATCTTTATCATGATCCTGACACTAAACAAGTCAATGAATGGGGAGGCAGAGTTGTCAAAGGAGTTAATACCACAGTAGATGTAGGTGTTGATGCCATAACAAAACAGTCTGCTAAATTAGGATTCAAAGTTGACAGAGATGGAAGACCACCAAACATACGAGAAAAGAAAAGTATTTTTAGTGCTATAGTAGAAGATGAATTAAAATTTCAAAATGACAAAGGTGATAAAAGTTTATTAACACTGCCAGGCACATCTAAATATCAAAAAATGAAAAAGACTTCTGAACCTGGAACTGACAAATGGTTCAAAGCATACAGAACATTACCTTTGCTGACCAAAGGTAGAAAAAATCATTACATGCTACCAGTCAAAGAAAGAATTGAAATTTTAGAACAAGAGCTAAAAGAGTTACAAGAAAAATGGAGTGCAAAATATAAAAAAAGTATTGATTGCACAAATCCCAAAGGTTTTAGTCAAAAGGCTCACTGTGCAGGACGTAAAAAGAAATGAGATTAAACGAAGTCATTGGTCCTGACGAAGAAGATTTGTATTGGAAGAATCCAAAGATAGATGATTTATGGGCATTAGATAAACTGATTCTTTCAAAAAAATTAGGATACACTTGTGGTCCAGCAGGTATTGAAGTTCCAAAAGAAGGTGATTATATCATAAGACCCGTGCTTAATGTTTTTGGTTTAGGAATGGGTGCAAAGAAAATGCACCTCAAAAAAAACACAAATCATTTACCTATAGGAACATTTTGGTGTGAATGGTTTAAAGGTAGACATTTTACAGTTGATTATGATAAAGGTAAACAAGTAAGATGTGTAGAAGGATTCAAAAAAGAAAACACATTACAACGTTGGGATAAATGGATTCGTGTAGATGAGCAAGTGCCGTTACATCCGCTTATCAAAAAGCATTTTGGAAATAGACCAAGATTGAATGTTGAATACATTGGTGGTAAGGTTATTGAAATGCATTTTAGACACAATGTAGACTTTGAAGGTGATAGACAAGAATATCTACCTGTATGGGAAGGACAAAGCACCAAAGCACCTGAAGGGTACAAATATATAAAACATCCTGATATGCATGGTAGAATTGGAGCATTTGTTAAATGAGGTTTTTTGAATTACTAAAAGAAAACAAAGAAATTACTGATCAAGATTTACAACAACTTGAAGTTTATGCTGACAGATTGTTTGCTTCATTGGGTATAGACATTGAATTTTCAAAACATTTCAAAGACAGAGTAAACGATCCAAGAAATCAAAAGCCAATAACAATGGCAGAACTCACAAGACTATTCAAACAAGTTTACAAACAACACGGTAAACCAATTGCACAGTTAGGACCAGATGCAGAAGCAGTGATGAAAGACATGCGAACAGATGTTAATATTCCTTTTGCATTGCAATGGGATGGACAAGAATTAGATCTTGTTGCAAAAACAATCATGCGTAAGTCTAATTTTGCAACACCTAATCCAGAATTTGCTGTTGAAAATTTTGCTGATGGCAAAGTAAAAGGCAAATCAAGACCAGGCAGAGTAAAACGTGCAGGTGCCAGTTGCAAAGGATCAGTTACAAGTTTAAGAGCAAAAGCAAAAAAATCCAGTGGTGAAAAGGCTAAAATGTATCATTGGTGTGCCAACATGAAAAGTGGTAGACAAAACAGTTAATTCAAACTATACTACATAGTTAAGTAAACAAAGAAGAAAAAAATGTTGAATTTTGATTTAGTAAGTGACGTTCATGTAGAACACTGGAATAACAATTATGATTTTTTACAACACAAAAATTCTGATTTATTAGTTGTTGCTGGAGATGTAAGCGATGATCCCAAATTAACTGTGGAATGGTTAAACCGTGTAAAAGATGAATACAAACAGATTTTGTTTATTGATGGAAATCACGAACATCAAGGTGTAGGATTTCCAATGAATTCTTTGTGTGACGAAGTTTACAACAAAACCAAAGACATTGAAAACTTACATTATCTTTCCAAACAACCATATGTCAAAGACAACTGTGTATTTTTAGGAATCAATGGATGGTGGGATTTTAAAATTGGCGAACCATATGTGCCAAGATCATACAGTTTTGAACACACAACCAAACAGTTTGGACAAGACACAGCAATTAAAATTTTAAAACAGTCAGCCAGCGATTATGCACAGATGGCCAATTGGTTAGCAGAGTATCAATGGAATGACAACATAGAATCAATTGTTTGCATAACTCACACACTACCAGTAAAAAGAGCAATAAGTTGGGCAGTTTATCCACCAATACAAAAAGCAGTGGGTTGTTATGGAAATGCATTAATGGAAGAATTACCACTGTATTACAACAAAATAAAACTATGGTGTTTTGGACACAATCATGATCAACAGGAATTTGTGCAAAACACAGTGACATATCATAGTAATCCAAGAGGAAGACCTGAAGATTTTAACAGAGAAACTTACACACCAAAAACAATCTTTCTGAAATAAATACTTTTATGAAACTTCAAGAATTGATTACACTTGGTGAGAGAATGCCTGCTTCTATCATAAAGCACAAGCAAAAATTAGCCAACATGACTGACCAAGAACTTGCAGATCGTTTCAAAGATTTTGATGAAACAAGATTACGTCAAATGGCATGGAGACACGGATACGGCAAGATGAGTCCTTACTACTGGGACAGAGTTCAAAAAGGTAAGTCAGTGTCTGAAGCAAAAAAACCAAAACCAACAAATCCTAGCAAATGGGCATATTATAAATCACAAGCAAAGCAAAAGTTTGATGTTTATCCATCGGCTTATGCAAATGCTTGGGCGGCCAAAATGTATAAAAAAGCAGGTGGAGGCTGGAGATAATGAGATTAGCAGAATTAGAAACAAATAAAATTGCAGAAGCAATACAGTATCATATCAAAAATAATATACCTTTTAGAGAAAATATTTTTAGACCAGGCACAGATAATTTTTTTAAATTATTTTGTGAAGCTCGTAAAATGTATGAAGAAGGATTATTAACAGTTGACTGGGAAGATCAAGAATTATTTGAAACAGAAATAGGTAAAGTATTAAAAACAACACAAGGTGATATTGCACTTGATTTACCATTTGAAGCAAAAGACACATGGTATAAAGATGGTGTAGAAATGTGTTCAAAAGAATGTTGTGGAGCACCTGTTAAAGATTGTACATGTGGCCCAGATTGTAAACATTGTGACTGTTATAATAAAAATAAAAATATCAACGAAGCAGAATATCAAGGTAAAAAAGTTGAATTAAACAAACCTAAAAGAGGTGGTAGTAAAAAGTATTATGTGTACACTCGTAATCCTAAAACAGGAAAGATTAAAAAAGTCAGTTGGGGTGACACCACAGGTTTAAAAACCAAAGCAAACAATCCAGGTGCAGTGAAAAGTTTTGTAGCAAGACATGATTGCAAAAACAAAAAAGATAAGACCAAAGCAGGTTATTGGGCTTGTCGTACTCCAAGATATAAAAGTCTAGGAGTTAAAGGAGGCCAGTGGTGGTAAAGCCTTACTCACAGACTTCACTGGCAAAAGGAATAATTAGACGTGTTTTTGAAAGTTCTGTAGATGCTAACAAATTAGTTTGGCATCAAGATCACAACACACGAATAATTAAAGTGCTTGAAGGCACAGGATGGAAAGTTCAGTTAGAAGATTCTTTACCAAAAGAAATTTTTAAAAATGATACTTTTACAATTGAAGCAGAGCAATATCATAGAATCATTAAAGGCAAAACAGATTTGGTATTAGAAATTACTGAACCAAATAGTAAGGAAAAATAAAAATGGATAACAAAGAAACTACATCAAGTACTGACGATAAAGTTATTAATCTTAATGTAGATCAAGTGATACAAGCACTGGCAAATTATTTGCATGATGAAGGTTTTATTAACCCTAATCAAACAGATGGCATGATGACTTACGAAATCAATGATGATGCCACAATAACTGTTAAATTACTTTTTGGCAAACCAACAATGCAATAGAATTAGAGTTATGTTGATAAATGAAATTTTAAATGAAGAATACAAAGGCGGACTGCGTAAATGGTTTAAACAGAAATGGGTAAACATTGGCAAAAAAAACAAAGATGGCAGTCATCCTGAATGTGGTACAAGCGGTGATAAAAAAGGATATGCTAAATGTGTACCAGCCAACAAAGCATCTAGCATGAGCAAAAAAGAAAAACAATCTGCAACAAGAAGAAAACGTGCGGCTCAAAATAAAGCAGGACGAGGTGGAAAAACGCAAAAAGGACAAGGCAATAAGCCTATAAGAGTATCTACAAGTCCTAAAAAATAACTTTTAATTAATAAATACTTTTATGAGATATTCAGAATTATTAGAGTCAATGTCGTTTACCGCAGGTCACAAACATAAACAGAAGGGGTATTGGACTTCTGACACAGATTCGGGTGATCAATACGGTGAAGATTTTTACAAAAACAGCGACAAGTACATGTATGGTGATGAAGAACCACCTAAAAATCCTAACTACAAACCAGAACTAGATTTAACACTAGCAAATGCCAGCATGAGACAAGTAATGAGTACATTAGGATATCCAACAGATTTAGAAGATGCTCCACCTTTTCCAATAGATGAATTTATTGCAAGAACTACACAATGGTTGCAAAAGCATATTGGAAAACAGTCCCCAGAAGAACCATCTCAGATTGAGAAAAATCCAGGTGGTGCTACATTTATTAGTGGCGGTAGACCAGAAGGTTATTTCAACAGAGTTATTAAACAGATGAATCAAATTGCTAGAACAGGCAAACAAAATGGTGCTACACATGTTTGGGCAAATTAGGTAAATATTATTATGAACTTGACAGATTTATTTGAAAACAAAAAAGAGATTAAAAATCGTAATCCTATAGCACAAGAGTTACGAGCAAATCCACAGTTTAAAGCAAAAACTGAAATTGACAAGAAAAAAGAAGTCAAAAAAGGGTATCAAAAACACAAAAGCAAAGTAGAAGAGGCTAGTGGGTATCAAGGGCAATCAGAACCAACATATCACATTTTTAAAAATGCAGATATCAAAAAGATTGTTGATATAATCAAAGCAAAAAATTTAAGAGCATATCCAGAAAAAACAGCAGATGGTGTCAAAGTACACACTTTTGATTTGGACAGATCAGCAGTGGCAAAAGAATTAGGCATCAACGAAACAATGGATTCAGAATACAAAGAAGTCAAAGCAATACTAGACAAGCATGGTATAACAAAAGCAGATGACATAGAACTTGGCACACTAGCATATGAAGAATTATTTGGCTACTATATGGATTCAGGTGAAATGCCATATGGTGTTATGAAGGCAAGAACAGGTATGCCAGATGAATGGATTGCAAATAGACTTGATGATTTAGGTTTAGTTGAAGAAAATAACATGAGCACAGGCACTGTGGGATATGGCAAAAAAGGCAAGACCCGAAGAGCCACAGGTATTGATGATAACCCTTACAATCATAACGAAGGTGAAGATCACCCAGCATTGGTGAATGCCGCACTGTGGAACATGAAAGACATTTATCAAACCATAATGGCTGGTGAAGAAGTTTCAGAGGACGATATGTTCTCATATGGTGATGTTCTTCAATATTTGGATATGTCCGGTATTCCAGGTTACGATTTTTATGAGGACTTTATTGACACTGTGTCTACAGCAGTTAGCCAAGCACAACCAGGTGGGTTTGCAGGACAAGGTGATGCTGTGTTAGTGGATAAAAAGTTTGCACCCAAGATCAAAACATTGTATCAACAATTCAAAGCCGCCACAGCAAACATTAAAGGCATCAAAGAAGATTCTAATAATGTGTATGGATACACATGGAACTGCAAAAAATGTGGCACAGAAAATGAATTTTCAATGAGTCCCCAGGACGCACAAAAGTACATTCAAGATTGGGAACGTGAATATGAAGATGAGATCAGACCCGATCAAAAACCAGGTGATGCAGGTGAGGCCGCACTCATAGATGCTCTTGATCAAGGTGAAGACAGTGGATTCCATTATGGTTCAAAGTGTGTGAAATGTGGCACAGAAGCCAAAGATCCATACAACGAAGATGTTAACGAAGATCTCGATGATGAAGCAAGAAACTTTATTGACTATATTCAAGACCAAGGTTACAAAATTCTAAGCCAAGGTGCAGGTCCAAAAGGAATTTCAATTGAGTATCAAGACAGAGAAGGTGGCGTACATCAAGTAGATTTCAAAGATGGCAAAACATTCAAAGAACAAGATGATGTGCCAACACAAAAAGGTAGAGATGCCAAACATGACGTGTTAACACCAAGAGCCAAAAACAAAGTGCTGAAACAGATCAAACATGATGCCAACAAGCAAAGAAGAGCTGATTCAAAAAAAGCAGTTACTAGTGTTGAAGTAGAAAATGAGTCAATTAAAAAAACTGATTATGACAACATGTTAAATGTTGCCAACAGAAACAAAGACAATGACATTGCCAGAATGCAAAAACTGGCTGGCATAGTACCAATGCAGATGCAAGAAGACTATGCTAAAATGACACATGATTTAATCAGTAAACTGATTGGTGATGGTAAGTCAGATGAAGAAATTCAAGCAAGAACAGGTGAAACAGGCAAAAGAATTGAAGCCATTAGAAAAAGCATAGAAGATGATGCAATGGACAGAGCACAGCAGGGTTACAAATTAGCAAGAGACGAAGAACCAGTAGAAGCCACACAGGATCTTGCAAGAGGTTTAAATTCAGTTAAACCTTCAGTTGACACTACTATGTCACCGCAATTGACAGCAAAAGGATTTGATGCAATAGCAAAAGGTGATCGTTTAACACCAACACAGATCAAAGCAGTTGAACCATATGTTTCAAAACTTTCAAAAGCAATATCAAATCCACAAACTGCTGGAGCAGTGAAAACAGCATTCAACAAGGTCCGTTAAATGGATCTTGACTATCTAAAAAAATTAGCAGGCATAGGCGAAACATCCGCACAGTCAGTGATGTCTTTGGAACAAGAATTGGCAAAGAACAGACGTGAAGCAATGATGTCTATGATGAAAGAAGCCAAAGAAGAACAATTGGAATTAGAAAAATTACCTTACAACCTAGATGCACTACAACCAGTGTTGTCAAAACAAAATGTAGATTATCACTATGATGTATTAAGCAGAGGTTATGTGACCAGATACAACAACAAAGAAGGTGATGCAGATTTCAATTATGGTGGTGCCAAGTTGCACAATCTTTGGTGGCAACAATTCAAACCAGCCAAAGAATCAAGCACAATAGATGGTCCGATCAAACAAACAGTGTTTGCCAATTACGGAGATCTAAAAGGTTTAGCAGACAAGTTGGTAGAAGCGGCCATGACCATACAAGGTTCAGGTTGGGTATACTTGACCAAAACAGGCACAATTAAAACCACACCAAATCAAAGTTTCAGATCAGATGTGTTCATGCCAATAGACATGTGGGAACACAGTTTCACAGACTACACACCAGCCAAAGATGCCAAGGCTAAATATGTTACAGCAGTGCTAAAATTGATAGACTGGAACAAACTAAACAGAAGATTAGAAGCATGAGAATAAGTGAAATCACAACAGAGAACAACAGAAGAAATTTTATGAAAGCCATGGGAAAATCTGCTGTGGCAGGTATGGGTGCATTGGCTTTAGGTGCTTTTCCTACCAAAGCATGGCCAAATGAAATACCACAGAATTTTGATTTTATGGACAAGTTTTTAAGTGACAAAGTTTTAAATGATCCAAAGTATCAAGAATTTAAATCTGTTGGTGAAAAATTACTTAAAATGATGCAAGACATTGAAAACGAAAAAAAGCAAAAAGAACTAGAAAAACAGATTCAAACCAACAAAGACAAAGAAATTTCAGTTTAATTAAACACTCAAACTAAAAACATAAGATAAATACTTTAGTAAGGAATACATTATGTTAATAGCTGAAATATTTAATATAGAAATTAATGAAGACGCAACTGCTGGTGCAACAACATCAGGTGTGATGGCTTCAATTGCCATGCCACTTTTCACAGGGCAAAAAGGTGCGGCACATCATGCCACAGCCAGACGTGCTATAGATCCAATGGGTCATATATTTCACGGTAAAAAACTCAAAATGAAACCTTACAAAATGGGACACAGTGGTGACACTCTAGCATATACTAAAAAAGTAAAAGATATCTATAAATAGTATTATGTTAATTCAAGATATCACTGAACGAAAACTTACCAAAGCAGAATACAACAAACGTGAATCTCTTAAGAAAAAATATGATAAGACAGACATGAAACAGAATTTCATTGATCAATATGGAGCAGAGAGAGGTGAGCAGGCATATTTTGCAACTATAACAAAACAAGCCAAGGAGAAAGCATAATGGACGATATTAGAAAATGGAAACAAGCAACACAAAATCATTATGAATTAGATCGTGACTATGGTCAGCATGATCACGAGGCATCAATGGCTAGAGGTCAGTTATATCACATTGCCAAAGATGCTATCAAATTAATTGAAATGATTAAAAAAGGCGACAACCTTGAAGGTTGGGTAGCATCAAAAATTACCAAAGCAAAAGAAAATATATCAGTAGTTGCAGATTACATGGAATCATCAATGACAGTCAACAAAGAATCTGAACAGGATTCAGTTGACAAAACTGAATAGTTATAGTAGTATAACTTTAATGCCGGCGTAGCTCAGTTGGTAGAGCAGGCGATTTGTAATCGTCAGGTCGGGAGTTCGAATCTCTCTGCCGGCACCATTCTAGAGCATATTCCTCGGTAGCTCAGTTGGTAGAGCAGTTGACTGTTAATCAATTGGTCGCAGGTTCGAGTCCTGCCCGAGGAGCCAGAAAACAGTTGACAAGATCACATTTATAGTTTACATTAACATTATGAAAATAACAGTAATTGACAGAGACGACAAAGAGCATGTAATTGAAGCACAATCATATGAAACGTTGGCTTCAGTGATCAAAAAAGAAATTTCACCAGACAACTTTATGATGTGTGGAGGCTGTTGTGCCTGTGCCACTTGTCATGTCAAAATTGATGATCAGTATTTGAATCTGTTACCCAAAATGGATGAAGATGAAGATGCATTGTTAGACAGTGAAGACAGAAACAAAAACAGTAGGTTGAGTTGCCAAATACAATTAACAGATGCTTTAGATGGCATGACTTTAAGGATTGTTAAATAGTTATGTTATGTTGGTCAAATCATTCACTGTGTTTGGATTACAAAGAACTGGAACTAACTTTACTCACCAGTTAGTTATCAACAATTTTCAAAGTTTAAATCTAGATCAAAGTTTGATCAAGTATGCATGGAAACATGAACCTGACACTGAGTTTGTTTACAAGTTATACAAAAAACAAAAAAAAGAAAATCACGCACATATTTTGGTTTCAAAAAATCCATACAAATGGGTTGAAAGTATTTTAAGAAATCCTGTAGACATCAAAATACGTAGACCTCAAGTGCTGTATGATTTAGATGCTCTTCCACATGATCACATATTAGAATTCAGCACTTTGACAAAGAAAAACATGAATAATTCTTGGAAACTTGAAAAAATTAATCTTGTTGAATTGGTAAAATTGTACAATGAATTTTATAACAATTGGATTAATCTTCAACCAAAAATTAAAAATTGGAATCTAGTAAAATATGAAACACTGTTAGATTTAGAAAACTGTTTACAGTTCATAGAAGATTTAAGTCAAGTATACAAATGGAACATAATTAAACATTCGCATTTGGTTATTCCTGCTCATGTCACATTGAGTGAAAACTGGACAGAATCATTAAGAAATAAAAAAATTCAAGATTATTGGGACTCCAATAATATAAAAACTTTGACCCAAGAACAGATTAATGTAGTAGACAAGCATTTAGATAAAAGTTTGTTGGAAAAGTTAGGTTATTCCACAACCAAGCCCACAAGTTTTTTGTCTTGACAACTAGATAAAAGTTTGTTATAACATTAGAATGAGTGAATTTAATAATGGTATTTTCAATACTTTTAAGAAGTTAATGACTAAGTCGTCTTTAACATTGGCATTAATTTATACATTTGGTCATATTGTTATAGCAATGACCACAACTTATTTTATAACTGGTACCACTTTAAATCTTGCGGCTTTAAATGCTCTTGTAGAACCCTGTATTAATGGTGTGTGGTTTTATATTTTACACACTACTTGGCGTAAATTTAGTAAATAATTATTAGAGTTATATTAAAATGAACAACCAATATGTTTTTACATTAGATGAGAGTTTTTGTGATATCAATGAAATGCAAATGATATATCACAGACGCAAAAATGATATTGAAGAGGGACTTGGGCATTTTCAACGATCAGCAAACAAAGAACCATACATGGTTTTTCTAATGGAAAAATATCCATTTTTAGGAGAACTGTATAATTTTTATGACATGGTTGAATCATTACCGTTACACGTTGACAATCCTAGAAAATGCACAATAAACATTCCGTTATGGAACTGCAATGACAGTGAAACAGTGGTTTATGAGTTCATAAAAAAATTAACTGACAAAGAACGCAAAGATATCATAGATGATCTAGGATCTGGTTTCTGGTCATTTCCTGTCAAAAAAGAAGATATCAAAGAAGTATATAGATTTTGCTTAACTGATCCGGTACTGTTTAATACTGAATATCCACATGAAGTATTAGTAAATAGCAATAGTAAATTACCAAGAAGCTCTATTAGTTGGAGCATTCCAGCAGAATATAGTTTTAATGATGTTAAAACAATTATTTCTGGGTAAATGTGGGGGATTAGCTCAGCCGGGAGAGCGCCTGATTTGCATTCAGGAGGTCAGCGGTTCGATCCCGCTATCCTCCACCACATCAAAAAAAAACTAAAATAAACACCTTCTCAAATAAAGTATAAACATAACCTTAATCTTCATAACTTAAATAGTTATAACTACATTTATTTAGATTAAAATTATGAAAAAATATATATATTACAGCATTTTTGTGACGTTTGTTGCTTCTATGAGTTCTATTCAGGCGAGCGAATTAACACAAGAATTTTCAAATCCTAGTTTTTCAGGAAATGGCTATTCAAATCATGTGTTAGCCACAGAGCAACTGCAATTTCAACGTAAAGAAGAATTACGTAAAGACATAGAAAAGAAACTCAGAGACGCAGAACGTGATGAAAATAATGAAGTAATAAACAAATTCATTGCCAATGTGGAATCAAGAATCTATGCCAACCTATCTAAACAGTTGGTAGACAACATGTTCTCATCAGGAGGACAAACCACAGGCACTGCTGAAATAGAAGGTGCCACCATTTATTGGGAAAAAGATGTAGACCTAGGTGAAATATCAATTAGAATCACAGAAGCAGATGGTACTATAACAACACTTACTGTGCCAGTAGGAGATTTTGGATTTTAATATGAGACAGATATTTGCTTTGTTATTATTGATAGCCTTGGCAGGATGTGCCGGCCATGCCGGTGTAAACGGATTCAAAGCACCAGAAACTGCTGTGGCACCATTACAACAACAGTTCAAAGCAATACCAGAACTTGATGGTCCAAAAATCACAATAGCAGTTTACAGTTTTAATGACAAAACAGGACAACGTAAACCAAGTCAAAACTTTTCACAACTTTCAAGTGCTGTAACTCAAGGTGCTGAAGTTTGGGTAATTCAAGCACTGTCAGAAGTGGGCAACAACACATGGTTCACAGTTGTTGAAAGAGGAGGACTAGACAATCTAGTCAAAGAACGACAATTGATTCGTTCAACCAGAGAACAGTATGAAGACGAAAAAGATAAAAAATTAAAACCTTTACTTTTTGCTGGTTTAATTGTAGAAGGTGCCGTGGTAGGCTATGATTCAAATGTGGTCACAGGCGGCTCTGGTGCACGATACCTAGGTATTGGTGCCAAAACTCAATATCGTGTTGACACAGTAACAGTGTCCATGCGTATTGTTTCAGTAAGCACAGGAGAAGTACTTCTTTCTGTTGCTACACAAAAAGACATTGCCAGTTATTCTACTGGTGCTGATGTGTTTAAATTTTTAGACCTAGGCACTAAACTAATTGAAGTAGAAGCAGGTACGGCAGTTAATGAACCAGTTAATTATGCAGTAAGAGCCGCAATAGAGCAGGCGGTCTGCGATTTAGTTGAACTTGGACATTCTAAAGGTCTTTGGAATTACAAAGCAATTGTAATTGATTCACAGATTAACAATCCCCAGGTCAACATAAGAGAGGAAAGTAAATGAAAAGATTAATTTTAATATTGTTGTTATCAATGTTTGGAACATCATTGGTAGCAAATGATATCTACATTGATCAAATAGGTGATGATTTAGATTTAGATATCACACAAGATGGTCAAGATAACGAATTTGGTGATTCAACAACTGATGCTACACTGCAAGGTGACAGCATGACGTTTGCAATTACACAAACTGGTAGTTACAACACAATTGATGCAACAATCAAAGGTGACACATATACAGGTACTTGGACATTTACCGGTGGGTCAAACACAGTAGACTTGTTATGTTCTAGTACATCAGCAGGAAACTGTGACACTGTGACACTGAATATTACTAATACTGGTGACAGCAACGACTATACAATACGTATAGGTGAAACTGCTGACTCAGACAGCTCAACAGTGGCTTTCACAGTTACTGGTGACAACAGTATTATAAATTCAACAGTTGATGGTCAAAGTGCCGCACTAACAGTTGACATTAACAATAGTTCTTCATTGGCCACAACCAGTGCTAATTCAGATGAAGGTGTTGCACTAACAACTTCACAAACTGGCAACGGTGATTCAGCAGGAAACACTATCACATTAGATGTAGATGGTGGAGGTGGAACAATTGATATTACTCAAAGTGGTATCTACGACAACACAGTTGACCTAACAGTTAATGGCGATAGTTTTGATGTAGATATAACACAAAGTGACTAACTGTGAAATTTATATTATCATTATTTTTGATTTTATTCTCATGGTCAGCACAGGCCAGTATTGGTGCTGTGAGCGAGCTAGAAGGCAAAGGCAAGATCAAACGCACAGATGGTGCTAAAATTGATCTTGAGCAGAGTCTTGATGTGTTTTCCTATGATGAAGTAATGACAGGTCAAGGCAGAACTGCCATTGACTTTATTGACGACACCAGAGTAGAAGTCACAGAACATTCAAAACTTATTATAGACGAGTTTGTGTATGATCCAGCCAACAATCAAGGTGGACTAACACTCACAGCCGCATTGGGCACAGTGAGATACGCATCAGGTCAAATTGCCAAAGACTACAAAGACAATGTCAAAATAAAAACACCCACAGCAACAATTGGTGTGCGTGGCACAGACTTTGCTATGATTGTAGACGAGTTGGGTGGATCAACAATTATTTTATTGCCTTCATGTAATTCAAATGGCAACTGTGTGGTAGGTGAAATCACAGTGGATTCGGCTATGGGACAGGTCATACTAAATCAAGCATTTCAAGCCACCAGAGTTGAAGTAGCAGAACGCAGGCCCACACCTGCAATAACATTAGAAATAGATGAATCACTGTTGGGCAATCTGTTGATTGTGTCGCCACCAAGAGAAATTAACGATCTAGAAGATGAACAATCTGTTCGATCTGTAGCAGATATATTAGGATTAGACTTTTTAGAAATTGATGTGCTAGACCAAGACCTACTAGCACAAGATGATCAACAGTGGCAAACAGAACTAGACATTGATTTTTTAGCAGGTGACTTTTTGGGAGATGTACTAGCACAATTAAACAAAATATTAGCGGCAGAATTTTTGAGTGAACTAACTGATGTGTTTGTGAAAAAACAACAGCAAGTAGGACAACTACCAGGCAATATCATATTGCTAGATCAAGGATCAAATTGGTTTTTTAGACGTGAAGGATCATCCAGTGTGGTACAGTTAAGACTGAATAAAAATTACAGTTACACACTTGATCTACAACAAGATGATTTTACTACAAGAGATTTTATTATAGGAGAAGGTGGTGGTAATGATATCAACATCATACAAAAATAATGTTTGAAAGATTAATAACAAGATTGGCTTTTATACTGTTTGGCATAATTGTTTTTATGGCAATTAGTAACAATGCCAAGGCCAATGACGCATTCATATACTACAACTCATCAGACACTGGTGCTGAATACAGTCGACTAAAGTCACACCTTGAAAGTTTAAACTTTACAGTTACAGGTAGCACTTCAAATTCAGTAAGTTCAAATGATGTATCAGGCAAGGAACTGGTGATTGACATAGCAGGCACATCCAACTGTGGTAGCACCTGTCGTTCAGTGTATGACACTTATGTGAGTGGCGGAGGCAAACTTATCATAGCCGCACCACAAGGAGCCTCCAACAGACAGAGCACCATCGAGTCCTTGATTGAA